GCAGCACAAGTGTAGTTGATTTGACTAAAAATACTATTCAGATGGCAAATCATTACTTTGTCACTGGAGAAGAACTCCAATACATCCATGCTGGTGCTGGTACAACTCAAGCACTTGGAATCGCATCCACAGATGGATTTGTAGGTGTAGGAACTACTGACAAATTACCATCATCAGTATTTGCAGTTAAGATTACTGAAGATAAGATCAAACTTGCAGCAACTGCGAAAGATGCCCTTATGGGAGTTGTTAATAATGTTGACTTTACTAGTGTTGGTATTGGTACATCTCATAGATTCGTTTCTACTAATCAAAATTCAAAAGTACTTGTAACACTAGACAACATTATTCAATCTCCTCTTGTATCTACTGCAGTAACCACTCATCTTGAAAACGAAGTATTCACTACTAGTGATATTGTCGAATTTGCAGGAATTACCTCATTCTTTGGTGGAGACTTGATTAAAGTTGGTAATGAGATAATGAAGATTGAAGGTATTGGTGTTGGAAATACAAATACCATAAGAGTACGTAGACAATGGTTAGGAACATCTCTTGCTGGATATAGTACAGGTGATGTAGTAACCAAGGTTATTGGTAATTATAACATTGTAGAAAATACTTTAAACTTTGTGGAAGCACCTTATGGAACTCTTCCAATGAGTTCTACTACTAATCCACCTGATTCTAGGGACTGGGTTGGAATAGCAACAGGGTCTCATTTCCAAGGAAGATCATTTATGCGTTCTGGTATTCCTAATACTGCACAAGAAACATATGCTCGTAACTATATCTTTGATGATATTTCATCAGGATTTACTGGAACAGAAAGAGACTTTGTTCTAACTTCTGCTGGAGGAACTGTAACTGGTATTGAAAATGATAATGCTATTATATTAATAAATGATGTCTTCCAAGGACCAGGAATACAGTATGATTATACTTTAGAAGAGTCTGGTTCAACAGGTATTACAACTATATCATTTACTGGAACTGCATCATCAATCGCATCTGATGTTAATACTTCTAATCTTCCAGTTGGTGGTGTTATAGTTTCAGTAGGTTCTACTGAAGGATTTGGATATCAACCATTAGTCGCTGCTGGAGGAACAGCAGTAGTATCTGCAGCAGGAACAATCTCACTAGTCTCTATTGGTAACAGTGGTTCTGGGTACATATCTGGTATTCAAACAACAGTTAATGTTGGCATACAAACCGAAAGTCTAGAAGGTGTTAATATTGTTTCTATCGGAACAGCATCAATTTCAAATGGACATATTGTTGGTGTTGCGGTTACTAACTCTGAGGTCTTCTATGCTCCAAGAGTCGTTGATAATGCAGTATATAACAATTCTACTGGAGAGTTGGTTGTAACCACTTCTGCTGCTCACGGATTAAATGTAGGTAGTGAAGTATTAGTATCAGGAATAGCATTTACTTGCACATATTCAAGTTCTGCTCCAAGAAATCTATCCAACTTCGTTTATGATAATGTTACTGGTATAGCAACAGTAACTACTACCACTGCTCATGCTTTATCTGTAGGAAAGGATGTAATCTTTACTGGAATCGCAATGACATGTGGATTAGATGGTGGTTCATCTACTCATGTATATCCAAGAACAACTGACCCATATTATTCTGGTTCTGTAGTTACTAAGATTATTTCTGTTCAAAAATTTGAAACTAATGTTGGTGTTTCAACAGTTCCTACATTCTATCAGTCAGGAGGAACAGTTCAAAGGTCATTAATGACTCCAAGAGCAACTGATCCTGCTGCAGAAGGAACAGATGTTATTGAAGTATTGGATTCTACTAGATTTGCAGTAAACGTTGGTATATCCACAACATCACATCTTTATGCTAGAGGTGGAAGCGTTACGATGCCAATGGAAGTTGTTTTTGACTCACCACTTGGTTATTCAAATATTCCTTTAATATACAGTTCATCTTCTGTATCTGGAGTGGGTTCTAATGCAACTATTGATATAGCAGTTGGTCGGGGTTCAAGTGTTACAGACTTTACTCTTAGAAATACTGGTTATGGATATGGTAATGGAGAAATCTTAACTGTAGCTATCGGTGGAACCACAGGAATACCTACAACTTCATCTTATCATGAATTCCAATTAACAATAGATGAAATATTTACTGATGAGTTTACTGGTTGGTCTGTAGGTCAATTACAAGACTTAGATGATGTTGCATACTTATTTGACGGAAATAGAGTAACCTTCCCATTAAGTCAGGGAGGAGTAGTTGTTTCTATAAGGTCAAGCGAAGGTTCTCCTATTAATATTCAAGATACTCTTCTAATCTTTGTTAATGATGTTCTTCAGGTTCCTGGTGAAGGATTTAAGTTTGAGGGTGGAAGTACTCTTACATTTACTGAAGCACCTAAAGCAAAAGATACTTGTAAGATAATTTTCTACAAGGGTAGTGGTGATCAGGATGTTAAATTTAGAGATGTTATAGAACCTGTTGAAGTTGGTGATAGTTTAACTCCAAGTGCATATGCTCCTACTCCATCTTATCTACAAGAAGACCCAAGAACAGTCACATTGATTAAGTCTACAAATAACGTAGATACTATTCCATATTATGGTCCAGGTATCACTGCTGATCCTAATCAAACTAAACCAGTTACTTTGACTAGGCAGACAGAAGATATGATTCTTAATGGAAAAGAAATTTCTAAAGATAGAGGATTATACGAACCTCGTGTTATTCCTGCAGCAAATATTATTAAGGCGGTTGGAGTAACTTCAACTCAACTCTATGTTGATAATGTAAGACCTATATTTGATTCTCAAAATGAGAGTGATGTTGGTCTTACATTCCAAGATCAAGTTACTTTAACATCTCAAGTAGTAAAAACAGGTGCTACTGCTACATCTGTTGTATCTACTGGAGGAACTATTAGTTCTATCTCTGTTGTTGGTGGAGGAACTGGATATGATTCAGCACCAAATGTAGTTATTTCTAATGCGGTTGGATTTGGTTCTACTGCAACTGCAACAGCACAGATTAGTGGTGGTTCAGTTATAGGTGTAACGGTATCATTCGGTGGTACAAATTATAGTGAAAGTCCTCAAGTTCTCATCGAACCTCCTACTTTGGTTTCTGAGACTAATGATGTTGACTCCTATATTGGTGACTATGGTGTTGTTGTTGGATTCGGTACTACAACACAAAGTACTGTTGATAAGATGATTATGGATCTATACATTCCAACATACTCTGATTTAAGAGAACCAAAATTAGTTGGAACTGCGATTACTATTAGTTCTCTTGATCTTCAAGATTACTTCATGGTCTTCGCATCTAATGCAGGAAGTGCCACAACATCTATAACTTCTAAGGATACTGATAACAATATAATTGGTGTAGGAACTCAATTTATTGATAACATATACCAAGTAAGTGCAGTAAGTAATGTTACTAGAAATGTAGTTGGTGTGGGAATGACTATTGTAAGAAGAGTTTATGCAAATATAAGTGGTCTTTCAACGGTTACCTTTGGAACCACTGGTATTGACTTCTCTTCTGAGGTCTTTACCTTTGATGATGATGGTGAAGGAACAGGAAGTGGATTCGCAGGAATCATAACTGCTTCTAATTACTTTGGTAATTATAGTTGGGGTAAGATTACTCTTACAGGTAGATCTGAAACTAATCAGTTTGATGTTTATCCAAATGATGGTATAAGTGGAATCTCCACTTGGCCATTAGTACAACGGACAATTCCTTTGAAGTCCTCTAATTATATTATCTAAATACTTTTAAATCTAGTGCTCTATAAATGGCAAAGTTAGGAATATCAACGGGGGCAGCACCAGACGACGGCACAGGTAGTAGTCTGTTAGTTGGTGCTGCTAGAGTCAATAGTAATTTCGATGAACTTTACACTTTATTAGGTGCAGGTTCGACTACCAACCTGGCACCTGGTATTGTTACTTCTATTGTTGCTGGAGATAATATAAGTGTTTCTGGTGGAAGTGGACAAGTCACAATTACGGGTTCAGCAGGTACATCTCATGTAAATACTGGTTCTTTAAATGTTTCTGGTATTTCGACTCTGGGAGTAACATCTATCACAGATGACGTATTTGTTTATACTGGCAAAAAGATAAATTTAATGGATGAAAATACAATTCACTTTATTAATGGTGCAGGTAATGGTGATGTAATTAGATGGGGATGGGCAGAAGATTATTTGAAAATTGGTTTTGGTTGGGGTTCATATGGTTCAGTAGCAGCTATCTACTCCGTTTATGGTATGAATCTTGGTAGTGATGGTAGAACTAATATTACCGCTAGTGGAACAGATTCTAATGATAAGGTCTACCTTAATAGCCCTAATGGAGTAGATATAAGAACTAATGCAACTGTAACTGGAATATTAACTGCTTCTAATGTTTCTACTGCTGGTTCAGTAACTGCTGCTACATTCTATGGTAATGGTGCAGGATTAACTGGAGTTGGTGGTGGTAGCACTGCATTTGTAGATACGGCTTCTTTAACTGTTGCTGGTATTTCTACATTTAATGATGAGATAACTCTTACTGGTAACAATCAAATTAGATTTGGTAATGATCAGAAATTTAGAATAAGACGGGAATCAGGTAGTAATAGAATTCAATCATATGCAGGTGGAGTTATAGAAATAGGTGGTTCAGCTGATGATGGTACTAATTATGAATATGCATTTAGATATACTCTTGATAATCAGGTAGAACTGACATTTAATGGAACCAAAAGATTCGAGACTACAGGACAGGGAACACTGACGACTGGTATTGCTAGTGCTACTTCATTTAGTGGTCATGGCAACGATCTTGTTACATCACAGTGGGCAGTTGCTAATAGTGGTTCTAGTCACTTTACCTTTACTGGTCCAGGTAATTTGAGTGCTGCAGAGGATCCTACACTTTATCTTGCAAGAGGACAAACATATGAGTTTGTTCTTAATGCAAGTGGTCATCCATTCAGAATACAAACTACTTCTGGTGCTTATGATGCTGGAACGCAATATGAAACTGGAGTTACCAATCCTGGTGCTGCTGTTGGAACAATAAAATTCCAGATTCCTTTTAATGCACCAAACACTCTTTATTATGTTTGTCAAAACCACTCAGCAATGGCTGGAACATTGACAATATACCCATCTATATAATCTTTAATAAATAAATAAAAACTTCTGTCAAATGTCTGCGATTATAACTGATCAGATTAGAATATTAAACGCAAAGAACTTCGTTGCTGGAGTATCTTCAAGTGCAAATTCTTATTATTCATTCATTGGATTACCTAATCCAACTGATTACCAATCTGATTGGGAGAAAAATCCTCCTGCACCTAAAGATAGTTTTAATGAGGAGAACAAATATTGGGATGATATGATTGCGTTGAAAAAGATTACTGCGTCGGATACTCGACAAGTAATTCCAAAACGCCAATGGACATCAGGTACAGTTTATGACATGTATCGTGCTGACTATAGCAGAACAAACACTGCTAAAGTTTCAGGTGCGACTAATTTATATAATGCCACATATTATGTTCTTAATTCAGAATACAGAGTTTATGAGTGCCTTCAAAATGGCACAACACCAGAAACGCCAAATGGTAAATCTTCTTTAGATGAACCTACATTTATTGATTTAGAACCAAGATCGGCAGGAACAAGTGGTGATGGATATGTGTGGAAGTATTTGTATACTATCAAACCAAGTGATATTATAAAATTTGATTCAACCAACTTTATTCCAGTACCTACAGATTGGGCAACTTCTTCGGATAATGCACCTGTTCGTAATAATGCTGTTGATGGTTCAGTTAAAATTATAACGATTAATAATCGTGGCGTTGGTATTGGTACTGCAAATAGAACTTATACTAGAGTTCCTATTAGAGGTAATGGTACTGGTGCTGAATGTACAGTGGTTATCAACAACGACCAAACAGTTGATTCTGTAGTTGTTTCTAGTCAAGGTTCAGGATACACTTATGCCAATGTTGATTTGGCTGCTGGTGGAGTTCCTGCTGGAACTACCTCACCAAGTCTTGATGTTGTCATTTCTCCTGAAGGAGGACATGGTGCTGATATCTATAGAGAACTTGGTGCATATAATGTTCTTTTATATTCTAGAATTGAAAATGATACGGAGAATCCTGATTTTGTTACAGGAAATGAGTTTGCTAGGATTGGAATTGTAGAAAATCCTAAAGCAACACCATCTTCACTATTGGTTGCTGATAAAGCAAGTGCTTTGTCTGCATTAAAAATAACTGGTGTTGGTTATAGTAGTGCAGTATTTACTATGGATGGTGAATTTACACAAACAGTTGCTGCAGGATCTACTGCAGTGGGTAGAGTGGTTAGTTATGACCAGACTACTGGAGTGTTAAAGTTCTGGCAAGATAGAACTCTTGCAGGATTCAATACAGTTGGAACAGCACAAACTGACCCAACATACGGATATGAATTAGTTCAGTTCTCAAGCAATCCAACAGCACCTGGAAGTTTAGATATTAGTCATGCATCAGTATCTAATCTAAGTATAGATTCATCATTTAGCGGTATCAGTACCGTAATAAATAATAAAACATATTACTTGGGTCAAACTTTTACGAATGGTATTGGCAGTCCTGAAGTTGAAAAATACACAGGAAATATAATATACGTTGATAATAGACCTTCTATTACTAGATCATCTAACCAAAAAGAAGACATTAAAGTCATTTTGCAATTCTAAGGAATATTAAAGAATTATGCCACAACAAACCAATTTAAATGTTGCTCCGTATTTCGACGACTTTAACCCTTCTGATGATTTTCATAAGGTATTGTTTAAGCCTGGATTCCCAGTCCAAGCGAGAGAATTAACAGGACTTCAATCAATATTACAAAACCAGATTGAAAAGTTTGGTCAGCACTTTTTTAAAGATGGTGCTAAAGTAATTCCTGGTAATACAACCTATCAAAGGCAATATACAGGATTGCAATTAAGTAATACTTATCAAGGTGTTCCTGTATCTGCATATGCGGATCAATTAGTTGGTACAAAAATTACGGGACAAACTTCTGGAGTAACTGCATATGTTACTGAAGTATTGTTACCTACAAATTCGGATAATGGCAATTTAACTCTTTATGTAAATTATTTGAGTTCAAGTACAGTCAATAATTCAACTGAATCTTTTAGTGATGGTGAAGAATTAGTTTGTAATACCGATATTACTTCTGGTTTACTTGGTAATAGTTCGATTGCTGCTAATACTCCATTTGCGTCTACACTACAATCAGGGTCTGCTATTGTAGGATCATCATTCTCTATTCAGAATGGTGTATATTTCATTCATGGGAATTTTGTTAATGTTGA